GCGACATCCGCTCCGTTCGTCTCTGCCGCTTCTACGAGCGAAGACAGGTGATCAGGATAGAAGTAGTCATCGTCATCAAGCAGCGCGATCCATTTGCTCTCTGCCGCAAAGCAGAGGTCATTCTTCATCGCGGCTCCGCCACGCCTCGCGTAGTCGTAGCCGATCAGATGCGCCTGCGGGCGTAGTGTCTGCCGCCGCACCGAGGTCACCGCACGGAGCAGGAAATCCTCCCGCTCTGGCAGCGTAGGCGTGACGACCGTGACGCTCATTTGCGCTTGGCGGCTCGTCGCTGTTCGCGATTCAAGCCACCCGCCTGTGGAATCTCTGACTCAATCTGCTTGAGGATCGGACGCCAATGCTCGGCGTAGACCTTTTCGGTGCTGTAGTTAGATGCGAAGGAGACCGCCGCCTCTGACGCTGCCTTCGCCTTCTCTGTGTCGCCCTTGAGCGCGTAGGACTGCTCTAACGCGTCTTCAATCTCGTCCACATTCGGGGTCATCCACCAGCCGGTCTGCAACTCATCCCACTCAGGCTGACCGCCGACCTTCCAGCCAGCGCCCACGAGTTCAGGCATTGCCGTCCAGTTCGTGACGATGACGGGCGTGCCGCACGCCTGTGCCTCAATGGTCGGGATGCCGAAGCCTTCGCCCTTGCTGGGCTGAAGGAGCACATCGGCAGCCGTGTAGCATTTGGCGAGTACCGCCTGATCCAGCCCCTGCCGATAAGCGAACTGCGGCACGGCACGCACCCGATCCATCGGGGCGTTGACCGCCTTGAGCAGCCGCTCCAACTTCGTGCCGTTGGCAAGACCGAACATCTCGGTGTGAAGATAGAGGTAGGCGTCGGTGTGTTTCTGCGCGAAGCGGCTCCACGCGAGAAGAAGTTCAGGCCACGCCTTTCGGATTGGGGTGACGCCCTTGTTCGCCTGTGGGCAAATCGTGAGGTGCGCGTCGGCTGGAATATTCAGGTCGGCGCGGATGTTAGATGGTGTTGGCTTGAAGATGTCAAGCGGAATGCTGTGCGGCGCGTAGAAGAGTCGGTCGCGCTCCAGTCCAGCATCAAGCAGTTCGCGCTCGCCGAAGCGACTCATCGCGATAGCCCACTTGCCTGCGCCCTTACGGTTGAACCACGCCTTGACCTCTTCAGGTACGACGCTGTGATCAACTGGCGTCCACGACGCCATTGGGATCTCGTCCCACTGTGGCGACTTGTATACCCAGACATCGTAGAGAGAGATTCCCAGCCCTGCGCCATCCTCGGTCGTCTGGTTGATCCAGTTGCCGATCTGGGCGGGCGTGAGGTCATTGCTGTAGGCGTCAAGGCCCTGCCCCATCACGGGAATGCCAGGTCGCCACTCCATCGTGGAGCCAGCAAAGCCATAGTTCGCCATAATCGCGACCTTGTGCCCATCGGCGGCAAGGCGCGGGACGATCTCATTCGTCTGTGTTCCGTATCCCGTGGGTGCCCACGGCGCGTTAGATGTCCAACCGATTCTCACGGTGCTGCCTCCTCCTGCTGTTTGTCCCTCCCGCCGAGCCGAAGCCCGACGGGAGGGTTGAGCCTAGATCGCTAGGATCAGGTGTTCGCCGAGACGAGCACCTTGACCGCGTTCAGGTCAGGGATGTTTCCGTCAACACCGTACAGAGTGCGTAGCGCAATCTGGTTTGTGTTGAAGAGGTAGTCGCTTGACGACGCAACCTCAATCGGGAGTTCTCGTACATAGTACGAAGGCTCGTGGATGATGGCCACTGACTTGGAGGCCGAAGCCACCGCTGCCATATGGACATTCTCCTTGAGTCGGTATCCCATCAGGGTGTCAGGCTGACCAGCCGCCATTGAAGGCTGGAAGACGAACTGCCCGTTGAGATCCTGCAACTTGCGGAGTTTGCTCACTGCCGTAGTAGCCGCGTGCCAAACAGTGTTGGTGTTGCGGTACGAAGGATTGAGCGCGTAAAGAACGGTCGCGAGGTCAAGCGCATCAAAGAAGGTCGCCGTGACGGTGCCTGCCTTTGTTGCGGTGCTCAAGCCCGTTGCCGCAGAGACGAAGCCCTGTGGCTGAACCGTGCCGGTGCCGATTGCCATCGCTGAACCAGCGACAAAGGCGATCTGCGCGCCAGCCTGTCGGCCAACCGTGCCGAGGATGTCAAAGCCCGCGTCGCGGACAAGTTCAGCCGACAAAAGTGTCAGGCTGGCGATCTTGTTCGCATAGAGGGTGATTGACGAGATCGTCGGATCGGCTGGGGTGATCGTTGAACCTTCGGTCACGAAAGCGGCTGACTGGTTCGCCGTCACGCGTGGCAGAGTGATCTGCTCGCCCGTGGTCGTGCGAAGTTTCGTCGCCCCGTCGTAGATCGGGTTGCCCTCAGTCAACGCGACGACAACGAAGTCGGCGAATGTGACTGGGACGGTTGCGGATGCTGATGCAAGAGCGCGGATCTCAAACTGAGCGCGTCGCTTCTCGCCGGTGGCGATTGCCCGAAGGACATCGCTATCGTTGTCAGCCTTGACTGCATTCTCAACCTTGAGTGCGCGCTCTGCGAGTGCGCCGATCTTCTCACTGCGCTCTTCAGCGGCAGCGACCTGATCCATCTTGGCCTTGCGTGCAGACATTGAATCGTTCAGGCTCGTCCAACGAGCCTCTTCCTCTGCGGATAGTTCGCGCTTCTCGTCAGCCGCACGATTGAGGAGAGACTTAGCCTCTTCCCAGTCATTGCGGTACTGCTCGTGAAGCGTCTTGGTGATGTCAGACATTGGTCTAACTCCTTACGCTTTCTGGGTTTGGGGTTGATTGCGTCATCGGTGGTGCGTCCAGCGGTGGTGCCGTGAGGCCCTCGTGCTGCGCCCTAGCGAATCTGCTGTTCCAGTTTGGCAAGTGCCAACTGGCGCTCACGAACAGAGAGAGGTACGAGCCGCTCATCGGCTTCCTCTGGCTCCGTTGTAGTCTCAGGTTCTGCCCGAAGATCTGGTGAGATCTTTCGGATTGCGAGGTCAAGCGTTGCGGCTGAATCCGCATCGGGTGCTCCCGCCAAAAGTGCGTCGAAGGCGTGCATCAGCGTGGATGCGTCAATTTCTGTTCGCTCAGACAGCGAACGAACCGCGCCCAAACCAATCGTGGCTGGATACGCTGGCTGGTTGCCTGTCAAAAGACTAACCTCGTGAAGTCGAATATTTCGCAATTCGCGCACGCCGTTGTCATTGTAGGAATCGCCTTTGTTTGGCACGGTGAAGCCAAAAGACATTCCCATCGCCGCACCGTCTCGGCGCAACATTGCGGCAAGATCTGAGGCAAAAGTCACTTCTGGATTCAAAGAAACGCGAACCTTTAGCCCGCGATCGTCTTCCATCAAATCGAGCGTGCCTGTCTTCGTTGAACCGAGGAAATACTTAGGATCGTGATCCTGAAGCGCCTTGACTTCCCAATCGCCACGCTCGGCGGCAGCCACGCTCTTTGAGAACGCGCCTGGCTTGATGATCTCCCGCGTGCTCAGCCCTTCGGCTTCGGAGTTGAAGATAGCGGCATAGCCCGTAAAGGTGTGCCCATCGCCCTCAGCGCGGATCTCCGTTTGGAACTGTCGGTACTCAATCGCCATTTTCGGTTTCTCCTTACGCTCGGCGTTTTGGACGATGTTGTCCGCCCACCGCTTACCCGCGTCGCCGCCCCATAGCGCCCACGCGATTCTTCCAGCGGACGGATAACCGTCTTCGCCAGTGTTGAAGCCTTGTCCCTGCTTATCGACCTCGTGACGTGCAAAATATGAGCGCATCCGTTGTACCGTATCAAACGGCAAATTGCGCCCGTTGATAATGTCGCGCGCGCGAGCAACGCCGACGAGGGTACCGCCGCGTCCAAATTCAGCGCGCCAATCTAGACCGCGCTGCGCCTCTGTCTGCATCTGCTTCGTTGGTTTATAACCGTCAGGGTTGATCGGAGCGCGCTCTTCATAATCGTCCTCGTTCTCGTCGTCGTCATCGTCTTCGCGCGGCTGCCAAGCGTTGCAGTAATACGCGCCGCTGACATAATCGTCCCAGCGCTCGCACCACGCCTTGTCGCCCTGAATATCGTCTTCGTTGTAGAAGGCGCAGTTGCCGCAGGCGCGACCTTCAGGCACATCCTCGGCGAGTGCGGGTCGGTAGTTATCTGGCAGAGCGCGCTCGCCGCCAGGCTCAATGCCTTCAGCCTGCGAGATCGCGACCATCTGCGAGATGGCGTCCTCTTTGGTGGTGTGGCAGCCCATCACTTCGCCGTCCTGCTTGACGACTGCCCAGCCGCTGCACTGCTCACTGTCATCCGTGATGAAATATGGCATTACGGATCAACCTGAAAATCGTAGACATCCAGCACGGTGTCGGAAGCGTCAGAGATGGCATAGAGCACATCACCATTGCCGATCTTGAGCGTGGTGATCGCGCCTTTGGAAATCTCAAATCCCGTCGTGGTCGTGACGGCTGCGCCGCCAACCCAGATGTTCTTGTTCGCGCCAAGTTCCATCGTGATCTCGTGGATGTTCTTCGCAGTCGCGGTAGCGATTGCCGCCGCTGCCGTGCCGATGCTGTATTGCTGCGCTCGGAAGGTCATCTGATCACCTCAGGTTGAGCACGAGGAGATCTTCCTCGCGCTGGCGTTCTTCGTGTGTGCGGCCCCAGCCTCTGACCCGCAACTCTTTCGTGTGGCTCGCCGCCTTGATGCGCCCTGCGTAGCCCCACGCGGAGCGTGTAGCCCGACCCTCGGTCGTCAGCGGTGCGCTGATTGCGCGACCCGCAAAGCCCTGAGCACCGCGAGCGGTGCCGCGAGAGAAGGAGTAGGCGAAGACCTCGCCCTTGAAGGCGATTGCCTGCGGCTTGAAGACTGGCACTGGGCGCTGTGCGTAGTAGCCTGGACGCGAGGCTGCGCCTGGCTTAGTGCCCTGCGCCGTGCCCGTACTCTCCGTGATGCCGTTGAGTGAGGCTGCAACATCCAGCACGCCGAGCACGCTGAACGCGCTCGTGGTGATGCCGGTGATGACGCCGAGGTTGCCCTCGCCACCAATCGCCGAGCCTGCGCTCGTCGTGACCCCAGCGACGCTGCCGTCTGCCTCAGGCCCGAGTCCCCATTCGTATGCGTCCCAAATCGCGCCCTTCGTGGCGCTTGGTTGCCAACGGCCCGTCGCCATTGGTTAGGTCAGAGATTCGGTGATGTTCCCGCTGGCGAGCGTGTAGGTTCCCGTCGTGGCGTAGGTCTGTGAAGCATCAAGTGCGCGGCTGCCGTAGAAGGTGCCTGCGGTAGATGCCGACCAATAGCCGATGTGCGTGATCGTCGTGGAGCCTGGCACATCAAAGACAACCTCAGCGCTTGACGCTGCGGTGCCGCCTGAAGCCGCTGCCCACGATGCGCTCTCGCGCGTGTACGGCGAGCCTGTCACCTCTGCGGTGCCAGCCGTGCCTGGGTCAGCCGTGTGCAGGCTGAAGTGCGTGACATTGCTCGTGATCGTGCCGAGCATCGTGTTGCGTGTTGTTGGGGTAAGTGCCATCGGTCTACTCCTCTACGATTGCGGTGATATTGCCGCTCTCGTCGCGCTCTACTCGGCGCGTGCGCGCCTCAGGCGTCGGAACGGTGACATTTATGATCGGCTGGATGACCTCGCGCTTCTCGGTGTCATCCTCGGCTGCGTTCTGTTGCTGCACGGTCACTGGCGCTGCGCCGGTGTGCGCGACTTTGATTCCGACAAGGCGTGAGGCGTCGGCTGGGGAGAAGCCAGCCTGCACGAGTTTCGCTACGATGTCCACCTTCGTGGAGAGCATCGCGGTCTCAGCATCGGCTTCGTTGAGTGGCATTCGGTAGGAGTCGCCTGAGTCAATCGGCCCGAAGTCCTCAAACTTACGGATGTCGTTAACATTGAGCCAGCCCTCTTGAAGCCCGACGCGATAGGTGTCGTAGCGATCCTTCGTTGTGCCTCGCAGGATGGAGTCCATTGAGAACTTGACGAAGGCGTCAGGCAAGAGGATCAGCGTGCTCAGCGGTCGCTCAATCATCTCCACGAGCGGTCGCAGCGTGTATTGCACGAACGCGAGGTTCTGCTGCTCCACGCTGTTGTAGGACATTGCGCCTGGCGTCGTGACCTGCAAGAGATTTGGTGGGATGCGGAAGATGCGGGCGATCTCCTCAACCGTGAACTGGCGAGAGGCGAGAAGTTGTGCGTCTTCAGGTCGGAAGGTGAGCGCCTTGAAGGTCGCGCCGCCTGTGAGGACCCCTGGCGTGTGCATATTCTGCCCGCTGTGGTGGCG